GAGCACGCTCAGGAGTTTGTTCTCTATACCATTTTGAATTTAACGCTTCTTTGGACGCTTCTCGAAATCGCCCCGATAGCATAAGGTTCCAAGTATCTTCAAAGTCCTTATTCCAATTTGGCCCTAGTTGATAATTTACAGAAGTAAAGCGGCCAATGTCTACGTTTTCAGGTAATTGGCTATTTTGAGCTACAGCCGCGTTATAGCTTTTAGATATGTCCGCTTCAAACCAATCATTTACTTGGTCTTGAGGTACTATTGACCCCGGAGGATATTTTTTAAGTTCTTCGGCGGTAGCAGGAGTGTCGGGCTGAACAAAGGCGGCTATGTAGGCGTCTAGGCGGTCAGCTTCGTCCAGCTCGTCATACTCTGCCTGCGTAACAATCTTGCTATTCGCTGCTGCTGCATCGCCTACTAGTATCCATGCACCAGCGGCGATTTTATCTGCATCATCAACTGCAGCTCTATAGCGCTTATTGTCATCAGTATTGATCCATAGATCGCCTTCCTTTACCTTTCTACCTAGATAATGCCCAAATCCTGCTGACCATCCATCCCCATCAGCATAAACTTTATCGTACCCCTTTTCACCTAAATATAAAGGTTCATTCTCTTCCCCTTTGACAAGATCCTTAATATATTGAGGTACATTACTGGTCACACTAGAACCCCTGCGTTAATAATATTCAGCCCTTTTCGGATAGAAAGGCTCGTCTTCTTCATCTGAGGTTAATCTCAAAAAGCCGCCCTGCCTGAAGCGCAGGAGTGCCTGTGTCGATGAGTCAACCAAATCATCATGCTCTCCAGAGGGGAAAGAAGCAAACTCTTCGATCACTTCTTCTGCAAACCGTGTCTCGGGAACCCACACAATTCCAGATGCAAACATGTCTGATATTGCATTAACTCTGGAAATCTTATCGTTGCCACGGGACGGGGTATACTCACTGACCGGGATTCCCATTGCCCTTAACTCAAATATAAGCGGTGTCCCCGCTGCCTTTGCTTCAACAACAAACGCATCTGGTTGCCACTCTGTCCAGAACTCATAGGCGGTACGCTTTAGGTCTGGGAATTCCAACCGCTCTTTATGTGCATCCAAGAGAATGATATTAGGTTGATCCAAGCCTGCATCGTCGGGCATGTAAAATACACCCCACGTTGTACACGCAGAGTAATCCGCCCTTTGTGTTTTTAAGAACGCTGTGTCCCAAGACTGAATAATAAATTCACATTGGGGTGGGTTTTCTTTTTCCCAGTGCTGCCACCACTCTCTTTTAACCAGTGCACCTTCTTCTGAGGTCGGATTCTGCTGGTATTGGGCGTTCCACTTGCTGGCAGGGAGTTCGTTTCTAAGCGCGACAAGTTCATCTTTCGGCCAGAACTCAGGCCACAACGGCTCTTCAGATGGCATAATCGCCGGGAACTCAATCAGTTCCCACTCATCGACCCCTTTTCTTTGCAGGGAGGATTTAAGTATCTGGCCGGTTAAGTCCTTTTTGTGCCATCGGGTCATGACAATAACGATAGCCCCTCCGGGCTGTAATCGCTGTCTTGGGCCAGAGGTATACCATTCGTGGGCCTTATTAAACACCGAGGGATCTAAGCTTTGACCCTCCTGCTCACTGTGCGGGTCATCAATAATTAAAAGATCGGCACCTTTACCTGTAACGGCACCACCAACACCAATAGCAAAGTACTCTCCACCTTTGTTGGTACTCCAGCGGCCAGCGGCCTTGGAGTCGGCCCTTAATGAAACAGCCGGGAAAATATCTTTATAGTCGGCACTGTCTACAAGGTTACGAACCTTTCTCCCAAAGCCAACAGACAGCTCGGCGGTGTGTGCTGTCTGAATAATCTTTTTTTCAGGATACAGCCCCAGAAACCAAGCTGGCAGCAGATACGATGCAAATTCTGACTTAGTATGCCGGGGTGGCATATTGATGATCAGCCGTTTTAGTTCGCCCTTGGCGACACGCTCAAAGGCATCTGCCATAACGCTGTGGTGCCTGCCTTCTATAAAAGCAGGCCATGCACTGTCAATAAATCCCAAAAAGCTGTCTCTGGCCCTTTCTTTTCTTTCAGCCTCTTCCAGTTCTTCAAACAGGTCGAGAATTTCTGCCTGTTCGTTAGGGGGGAGGCTGTTTACCTTTCCCAGCAGATCCGGGTCTATTCTTTTTTCAAGCGACATTATTTCCTTTTCTTGGGTCTGGGCTTTCTCTTGGAAACCTTGCCATTACGACTGCGGTTTTTACTGGAACTTTCAATTTTATAACCATCTTTGTTGGTTCCACCACGGCTCAACATCTTGTTGTGGCTTACATCTTTGCCTTCTCTGATATCTGCCTTACCGTTCCTGTTCTTATCTGCGCCCGTCTTGTCTACCTTTCGTCTGGCACGTTGTCGCTCCATCCGTGCTTCAAACGGCTTACTTCCAACAGGCTTGTTAGTCTGCTTCTTCCGATCCTTTTTGTTCTTGTATGGCATAGGTAACGCCTAGAAATCGATTCTCTTTCCAATAATATCCTCACCATCTGCCAATTCCTTCTGCCAAGTCGGTTTCGGCCTGCCGCATTCAAAGCAAGTTTCAGTTTCATCGAACAGACAACCGCTTTCGCATTCCTCTTCGCATTCCTGTTCGCTTTCGCGTTCCTTGTTATGCTCCACGGGAAACCCTCTTAAATTTTTTAACGCCTAGAAGTACTACTATTACTAGTAGTATTTCTAGTGGCTAGAGACCCTTCTTAAAAAGAATTAGCGGTATTTCTAGTTAGAGAAATACTACTAGGCTAGTAGTATTCCTAGTACATAGAAAAATTTTGATTTTAACATATTACCCCCCCTTTGACAAAATATGCAATAAAAATATTTGCAAAAATTGCAGAAAAATTTTTAGACGGATTTTCGCTGAAATTTTTTTCGTAAAAAAACCCGCAAAATCTCCTGATTATTTGAGCGGATTACTATGTATTAATAAATTAACGCACGGCCAGGTCTCGGGGGGGTTGGGGGTGCGCCAGGTTGCGCCAGGTGCTGCGAGGGAGCCACGATACCAGCTCCCATGGACGCACCTTAGCGGGGCTGTCAGTGAACCTTCGAGGAGTCGCCTTCTACTATCTGTTCGGGGGATTCATCGTCGCTGGCCCCGGTAAGCTGGGTCAATCGCTGTTGAATCGCCGCCGCGACCTCTGTTGGATCTCGCTGCACATGGGTGTTCAGGGTCATCTCAGTGACGAAAAGCCCGGCACTCTTACCCAACAGTTCAGCCGCCCGGAGCTTGATACTGTCAGTGGGTTCGGCTTCATCCATCCAATGGCGAAGCTTCCTCAGGACTTTGTCTCTGTCCGTGACGGCCGAAGCTGCAACCGCGCGCTCTCTCGCCGCCAAAAGAGCCTCTATCCTTGCTCTAACCTCAACCTTAGCTGCTACCCTTGACGCAAGCGTATGGATGGACGCTGCCGTGGTTGAGGGCTTCGGATTATAAGCCTCCCGATATGCATCCGCTTGAGTCTGTCCGCTAGCTACACATCGTGCAAAGAGTAGCTGCTTTGGGGTTAGCTTCTTTGGTGCCATGACCTCATCCTTATCTGTGATAGGCCAATTCTAGACTGCCAGCCGGAGCGATGATATCCAGTGTCCATTGTTCACAACTATTTGTTTGCTAATAGGTGTTGATCGTTAGCCGTTTATCGACGATAATTAGCTCTGTTGTTCGGGTTCGCCAGCTCCACCCCTCAGTGGAACTGTTAGAACCACGGTTACAGGATCACCGACATGATCCTACTACTAGGGAGAAACACATGAGACAAAAAATGACATTTGAATTTGTCACTAGGGAAGCCACTAGCATCGAGCAGATTACGAACGTGAAGATGAGAGCAGCTTTCCACTATTGGAACCCAAACGGTCTAATCCAAGAGAAACGGGGTCTGAATGACCGCATCCGCGATTTGGTTGACACAAACACTGTCAGGTACGGATGGCATTTGGCATACGGCACGTTCTCCGACTTTTGGGAAAACGAAATGATTAGAGTTGCAATGAAGAGCCGACCATCTCGACGCGAGTACAACCTAGCAGCGCAGCTTCTCCGCGAGAACAACGAGAAGGTCGAGGCCAAGGTTGCTGAGGTGGAGGCGTGGAGCCCGGAGCAAGTGTCTGCCGCACAAACTGAAATCCTAGCAGCGAAAGCACGGCTCCGGTCTGCTGCCCGGAACCCTCTGCGCAAAATCCAAACACATAACACAGAGGAGGAGAGGGAGTAGTAGGTTAAATACATTGCCGAAACACCCTTCGGGGTGTCGTCCGGGGATTGATTGTCCCGGGCCTGATGATGGCAGATCACATCAAACACTAGGAGAATGACATGGCTTTTAATATAGCAACGGTCACGCTGCTCGAAGCGGCAACAATCACTGAACGACTGATTGGGGTGGCCAACAAGCCCATATTCTTATGGGGGGCCCCCGGGATTGGCAAGTCTGCCATTGTTCGGAAAATAGTTGAGAGGCTCGCAGAGGCAACGGGTCACAGGTGGGGGCTAATCGATGCACGGGCCTCACAACTTGCGGCAGTTGACACAAGGGGCGTTCCAACGGTAACCAAGCGAGGCGAAACCTCATTTGCTGTCCCGTCGTGGCTACCCCGTGTCGAGCGTGATGGTGAATTCGGTATCCTGCTGTTAGACGAGTTCATGCTCGCGACTCCGTCAGTCCAAGCCGCGTTTTATCAGTTGTTGCATGAGCGCCAGCTGGGTGATTACGAGCTACCTGCTGGATGGGTTGTGATTGCGGCAAGCAACCGCCCTGAAGACGGCGCTGGTGTGCATGGGCGCATTGATACCGCAGTGACTGGGCGATTTGCGACCCATCTTAACATCACACCTGATGTCGATGAGGTTCTGGAATACG